CAGCAGCTATACAGAAGCAGCAGGAGTGGAAAAGGAACAACATCGAAAGGTATCTTGTTCAAAGTGCCAGAGCACGGGCTAAGAAGCAAGGAGTTCCTTTTGAGATAACCCATACCGACATAGTAGTTCCACTGAGATGTCCTTACCTAGATATAGAACTGTCTCCTTTTTCGGGCTGGTCTACTCCATCATTGGATAAGATTGTTCCAGAACTTGGATACGTTAAGGGTAACGTTCAGGTCATATCAACACTAGCAAACACCATGAAAAATCAAGCATCCATTGAACAATTATTGACATTTGCCCACTCCATAATTAGACTACACGAATCTCAAACCGAAGTAGAACAGGATGTGTTATGAGCGAAGTAGAACAATACTGGAACGCCATTACAAAGAAGTGGCCCCACCCTGTACCACAGTACCACCAGCTAGATCCAATGGAGCAGATGATGTTGGTGCAGTCCATCAACATCTTGTTGCAAATCTTAAACAACCACCGAAGGAACTGACATGAAAGCAATTATCGGACGCTACCCTAAAGGCGACACTCCACGTCGAGTGAAAATAGTCATCGATCCCTACGACACATGGAGTATGGATCACACATTAGCCCTCATCATCGTGCCAATGCTCAAGCAGTTGAAGGCTACGACTCATGGTGCTCCATTCGTTGATGACGAGTATGTACCAGAACATCTTCGCTCTACAGCAGCACCACCTACAGAGAATGAGTGGGACGTTGACGACAACCATTTCAAACGATGGGACTATGTACTTGACGAAATGATTTGGGCAATGGAACAGATTGCTAATGACGACAGTGAGTCTAAGTTCTATGACTACTCGGAAGTCAATGAAGAAGCTGACCTGATGGAACAGATTGCACAGATGAAGTGTGACCGCGAAGGTCTTCAGAAGCATTATGACCGTATTGCCAACGGCACTAAGCTGTTTGGTATTTTCTTTCAAAACCTTTGGGACTAACTATGAAAACCTACGCAGAACTTGAACGTGAAGCTTACATGGCAGGTAACACAGAACTGGCTAAGCTTTATGCTTTGCTTGATGACGCTGAGCAGGAGGCACATGATGAGTGACGGCGGTAAAGGACACACACAACGACCACGCTCGATAGCTGATGAAGAGTGGAGCAACCGATGGGATGCCATCTTCGGCAGGGACAAGCCTGAACAAACAAAGGAACAACCCAATGACAAAGTGGCTGAACAAGACGCTGATCGAAGGTGATCATCTCTGTACCTGTTTCACTGAGCAGGAATACTACAGGCTGCTGAAGTCTTTGAATATACCCATTGCGGATTGGGACAGGTGGTTGATGCAAGATGCCTTAGCCACTACCCACTACTTCACTACACCGAAGGGCAGTAGACTCACTGTTGTTTGTATTCCTGTTAAGCCTGAAGTAGACGGTGTTGACGTTGCAACATTGTTGGTACATGAAGCTGTGCATGTGGTGCAGGAATACTTCAGATACATTGGTGAAGACAATCCGGGTAGTGAGATTGAGGCGTATGCTATTCAGAACGTGAGCGCTGCGTTGATGAATGCATATCGTGATAGACTGTTTCCCAAACCAAAGAAGGAAAAGAAAGAGGTGGGTACTACCTTGACAAACAATCCGTAGTCCTGTATAACTTCTGTATAGGAGCTACACATGACTATTGGAATTTATTGTATACAGAATGTCTTAGATGGTAAGAGGTACATTGGTAAGTCTAAACAGGTTGAGAAAAGGCTGAAGGATCACCGTAGGTCTTTACTTAAACCTCGACACAAGGACATCAACAGATACTTACACGCTGCTGTTTCTTCTTACGGTATCGAAAACTTTACATTCACAATCTTAGAAGCTCATGAAGGTTTGGATGAGGCATACTTAGCTGACAGGGAGCTTCACTTCATGGATGAGTTTAATACTTGTGACCGTGAGTATGGTTATAACCTTCGAAGAGATAGCTCTACCAATACTGTAGTTCATGAGGAGACAAGGAAGCTTATAAGTGAAAGTAATAAAGGGTCTTCAAACCCTAACTATGGTAATAGATGGACTCCTGAGATGAAAGAAGCTATGTCTTTAGTTGCTCAAGGAAGACACAAAGCAGGTGTGTATGGGGACGAATGGAAAGCTAAGGTTAGTAAAGCAGCCTCTTTAATGTGGCAGGATGAAGACAAGAAACAACGGATGGCAAAGAAAGTAGCAGAGGCGAAGTCTTCCTTACGTTTCTACGAGTATGATAAGAAGACAGGTGAGCTACTCCATGTGTGGGAGTCTATGTCAGCCATTCTTGAGGCGCGTCCAGACTACTTCAGGATAGCCATCTACAATGTCTGTAACGGACATAAGAAATCCTACAGAGGTTCTGTATGGGTAAGTGAAACCAAACAAGTTGAGGACTCTGATGATCTATCTGGACATCGAAACAAACCTGAAGCACGACAAGATATGGTTGTGTGTAACAAAGAAGGGGCAGGAGATAAAGCACTGGAGGAACAGTGACGGCTTGCAAGAGTACATCAGTGACAGCGAAGTAGTGGGTCACAACATCATTGGCTTTGACGCACCTGTGCTACGTAAAGTGTGGGGTGTTGTCATTGCTAACGAGAAGCTGGTAGATACGCTGGTGCTGTCGCGCTTGTATCGTCCTGACATTGACATAGCTTTCATTGAAGGGCAGAAGATACCTACACCTCACAGCCTCGAAGCTTGGGGTATTCGTTTAGGTAGCCACAAGATTGGCTTCACAGATTTTGATGGTGGCTATACTGACGAGATGGCTATCTATTGTGAGCAAGACGTTGTGCTGCTAGAGCAGCTTCACCAACACCTGCAACAAGAGATGACAAAGGAAGGCTTCAAGGAACCTTCCATTACGTTGGAGCATAAGGTAGCCATCATCTGTAAAGGTATGGAAGATAACGGCTTTATGTTGGACATGCCAAAGGCTATGACACTCCAAGCGCAGTTGAGTGGACGCATGGCTGACATTGAAGCAGATATGCAGAAGGTGTTCCCTCCCACTATAGAAACACTTAAGACACCACAGTGGTGGGAAGTCGTGGATGATCAGTGGAATGAGTATAGAGCAGAGACTAAGGCGGCGTTGAAAGAAAAGCTTAGACAAGCAGGGAAGAAAGCATCCCTTGCTGACGAGGCTGTTGCTGGTCCTATGAAGATTCGGGAACATCCGTTTAACCCCGGTAGCCGTCAACAAATTGCTGAACGCTTGATGGGTCTTGGCATCAAGTTTACTAAGCACACCGACAAAGGCGCTGTGATTGTGGACGAATCTGTGTTGGAAGGCATTGACCTGCCTGAAGCTAAGCTAGTGTCTGAGTATCTAATGATTCAGAAACGTGTTGCACAGATAGGTAGTTGGCTTGAGATTGTGAAAGACGATGGCAGGGTACACGGCAGGGTCACTACCAACGGCGCTGTGACAGGCCGCTGTACCCACAGCAGCCCTAACATGGCACAGGTTCCAGCAGTAGGTAGTCCCTTCGGTGCTGAGTGTCGTGAGATGTGGCGTGTTCCAGTAGGGAAGAAGCAAGTAGGTGTAGACTTATCAGGCATCGAGCTTCGCTGTCTCGGTCACTACCTCAACGATCAAGGTTGGATTGATGAGTTGTTGAAGGGTGACATCCACTGGTTCAATGCTCAGTCGTTTGGACTGGTTGAGAAAGGCACAGTTAAGGACGACCACAATCCTGAACATAAGAAAGCCCGTAACACAACAAAGACACTAACCTATGGTGTGTTGTACGGTGCAGGTGCGGCAAAGGCAGGGTCAATTGTTGGAGGCAACAGTAGCAAGGGTAAGAAGCTGATTGATAGCTTCATCAACAATACGCCCGGTCTTGCTACATTGAAGAAGAAGATAGCGAAGTTTGCTGGTAAGGGACACCTACCGGGATTGGACGGTCGTAGGGTATGGGTGCGTAGTGAACACGCTGCGTTGAACACCTTGTTACAAAGCGCTGGAGCCATCATTGCTAAGCAGTGGCTTGTGGAAGCTACACAACTGTTGCAAGAAAACAACATCGATGCAAAGCTATTGGCTTTTGTCCATGATGAGACACAATGGGAAGTAGCAGAGCACCAAGCAGACTTAGCTGCTAGGCTTATTGAACAAGCTGCTAAGAGGGCTGGTGAGGCTTTAAGCTTCCGCTGTCCTGTTGATGCTGAAGGTAAGGTAGGAGACAATTGGAAAGATTGCCACTAAGAAAAGCTGGTGATACAATGAAGCATGCAGGAAGCTGACCCCTGTTAAATTGGTCAGCAACAAACCAAAGGAAACTCAAATGAGTGACAAGTTGAAAATCAAAGCTACAGTTT